AAACCTTTTCAAACAGGTCAAAATCAGCACTATACATTTGACTTTTAAGATTAGCAGACCCCATAACTTCAGGTTTTCCACGGTGATATGCTATAAGATTGAATATCTCTTCAACATTATCATCATATTCGTCAGGTTGTTTCTTCTTGATGTATTCACTCATTATATTAATATATATAATAAATGGATAATTTATTTATTTTTTACCTTTCTTATGAACTCTAAAGCGTAAATTATCTTTAGTTTGTTCGTCAATATACTTCTTTTCACCAGCATTAAATCGGTCTAATAATGATTGTAATGGGTCATATTTAGGGTCTTCCATCATAGCATATTGTTTTCCAGCAACTTTAGACATTCTACTACTTTTACCATCATAAACGATACGAGGATTACTAACTCTACGACGACCTTGACCTTTCATTTCTTCTTCATCTTGTTTTTGTTCGGGTTCTTGTTCTATAGGAACGATAGGACGAATAGGGGCATCTTCAACAGTTAAGTTAGTTGTAGCAGTAGAGATAGTATCTTGAGGAAGTTGTTGGTCTTTAATATCTCTACCTTCATCAGCAATATAACGAGCATAATTCTTCTTGTAAAAGTTATACATAACATTATAAATACCATTAACAATTTCGTTAAAGTCTTCTTTATCAATAATATCTTCATAGGCACTTTTAAGGGTTTCGTTATTTAAGTATTTAATAGATGATAATTGTTGTCGTTTAGCAATGCGTTCTAAATAATCATTAACATAAGCAATTATTTTCATAGCAGAAGTAGAAGTTTCTTTTGAATAATAATTATCAACTTTTTTACTAAAATCAGGTAAGTCTCGTAATAGAGGATATTGTCTGCGTAATCTATCAGGACTTTCAAAAGAACCAACACGAGATATAACATACAACTTAATTCGTTGTAATAAATCAGGAACAGATGTAGAACCATATATATAAGGAATTTCTTGAGATTGATAGTTGGATACAGTTTTAACTAATGCGATAATTTGATTACGATAGTCAATAAAACTATCTCTTTCATTTTCGTAGAAAGAGAAAATAGCCTTTTGTGTAGATGCTTGACTTTCTAAAGAGATTTTGTTGTCTTTCAATGCTTTTTCTAAAATATCACGATATTCCTTAGTTCTTCTATCAAATTGATATTTAGATGCTTCGGTAAGAGCAATACTGACATTTACACCCCTTTTTAGTAATTCATCACGGATTTCATTTCGTTTTTCTTTTAATGCCTTTTCTAAAGCCAAATCTAATTTCTGTTTTTGTTCCCCAGATGTATAATTATCAACAGCATTAATCAATTGTTCGTTAGTTAATTGTGAAAACTTGATACTTTCAGGTCTATAGCGTTCTAAACCCCGTGTAATTTCAGTTTCAATTTCAATTTTATTGAATTCAGTGATAATCATATTCAATAAGCGTAATATTTCACTTAAATCGTTAAAGGTATTGGAAAGAAGAGTATTGTTAGAACCCGAAGCACTATTGCGTAAAATAGGTAAGATAGTATATTTCAATTCGTTAATATACTCACCTAAGACTTCTTTCGCTTTACTGAAATCTAATGTAGATGGTTTTGTATAAAGATAAACAGGATTAACTCTCAATTTAACATTATTCAAAGCATCTTTCAATAGGGCTATAATGTTAGAACCTAATTTTGCCGAAGATGCGACAGTAGATAAATCAGCAGGAGGAGCAGATGGACTTTCTTGTAATGCGATATTTTTTAACTCAATACGCCAAGCCCGTCTATTTGCTTCGGTATAATCATCAACATACTCGTTGTTTGTTCTATTTCTTAATTTTGCGTAATCCGCCATTTAGTTAATATATATAATAATCATATATTTTAATTAAATTAATTATTTAGACTTCCATAAGTTATGTTCCTTAACATACTTAGATGCTTCAATCATAGATAGACCTTTACTCTTCATAACTTCACGAACAACTTTGGCACGGTCTTTAATACCAGTCTTACAGTCTTTCTTTTCTGTTTTAGCACCGCCATAATGTCCTTTCATTTGGTTATTTTCAACCAACATACGACCACCTTTTAGGTTAGCACCGAAAGATGATGATGCTTCAGGAAGAACAGCACCACCTTCTAATTGTTTTTTAGATGGACGACCCCTTTTAGGTTTTCCTAATGCTAAAACAAGAGGAGCTGCTTTCAAAGCAACTTCACCTACACTCTTGACGCCATCCCATAAATCACTAAAGAAATTACCACCTTCTTTTTGTTCTTTTTCTTGAAAGTATTTAACACTTTCGGGAGATTGAGCGAGACCAATATTCATTTTAGCACCTGCTTTTTTAGAAGGACGACCCCGTTTTTTACCACCTTTAATCATACTTGCTATTCTATTATCAATTAAATCACTTCTACCGCTACAGTGAGGAGCAGGATTAATACCTAAACAACTATAGTCAGGGAAGAAACCTTTACCTTCTTTTGCTTTTTCTTCAAAGAATTTAACACTTTCGGGAGATTGAGCGAGACCGATATTAGCACCTGCTTTTTTAGAAGGACGACCCCTTTTAGGTTTTCCTAAAGCAGAAATGATAGGAACAGCATACGGAGCAACTGCTTTACCAACATCTAAAACTGTAGAACCTACACTCTTGATGCCAGACCATAAATCGTCAAAAAAACCAGAACCTTCTAAATATGCTTGAACTCTTCTTTTACCTTTACCTGACATAATCTTTTGTTTAATATCATCAGGTAATCCATAAAGTTTTTCATCTAAATCTTCAGGTTTAATACCACGACCTTTCAATATGTTAAACATATCAAATAACTTTTGACCTAATGCTTGACCCTTTGGTGATTGAGAGAAAGCAATAGCATCAGGTAATCCACCAAAAATGCCTTTACCTTTCTTTGGACGACCACGACCTTTTTTAGTAGTTAATAAAGGTTCTTCACCCATTTCATTCATTTCTGCTTTAACTTCGTCGTGTCGTTCCATACCATCACCTTCTAAATATTCTTCACAGTCCTTACGACCACCATCTCTCATTAAAGTTAATTCTTGTTCTGTAGCCATAGGTCTAATAACAGGTTTATCAAAAGTAGAAAAAGCAGTATTCAAATAATTACCTTGAAAGTTTTTAGGGTATTCTTCTACACCATAACCTAACGAAGCACCCCGACCTTCTAAAAATTCTTCTTCTTCATCACTTTCGCTTGATGGTTCTTCTTCTTTACCTGAACCAACACCGACAACACCGTCAGCAACGGCATATTGTAATCCAGTTCCTAAAGCGTGAGGGATTTCATCATCAATAGACATATAATAATGTTTAGTATGTTCTATTGCTTGTCTATTCAAATCTAAAATTTGTTGTTGTAATCGTCGGTTATAATCTGTATCATACATTTTAAGATTTATACTATATATATTAAATAGATAATAAATTAAATTATTAAATAATTTATTGTTTATTTAGTTTCTTTCATATCTTCTGTTTCCACAGCAGGGGTTATAGTTCCTTCCTGTTGTTTTTTGTATTGATTAACCCCATTAACGAGTTCTAAAGTAATCATTTTGATAAATTCGTGAGTGGCATCAACTTTTTCATTCAAATCCTTAACGGTTATATGTAATTCGTTATTAACACAGGAAGATTTGAGAGTATATCGTTTAATAACCTTATAAGCAACAAAACAAGCAGAAGTGAAAAGAGTTGTTAAAAGACCGTTTAATACAGAAGTATCCATTTTATAGTTGTATATGTATAGAATAGATATAGAAAAAAAAATTACAACTTATATATCAATAACTAAATGTTTATTTTTCTTATCGTATATACTGACTTTGTTCTCGTGTAGTTCCAACTATAGGACTTGATAAAACCCAATATGGGTATGTTGATGTATCTGCTGCCCCACCTGTGATAGTAATTTTACCATCACTAACAGCGACGGTTGCTTGACCCGCATTAGCACCAGCACGAATAGATGGAAGACCTAACATAACGAATGAGGTTGCTTGAATACGACAATCACTTACATCTACAGGGGTAGCATTAGTAGCGACGACTGAACCTGAAAAAAAGACTAATCTTTGTTCTGCTTGAGACATTATTAAAATATACTATATTATATGAAAAGAAAATAATATATTATAATTTATCCTTAATAGTTAGAAAATGTTTATACCTTGGGTTTTCATTCCAATAAGTATAATAATCGCAATTATAACTTCTTATATATCTTGTATAATAGAACCTACGAAAGGGAATGTATATAGTCATTTATGGTATATTTTACTATAAATGAATATAATTATTTTTTACTTACATTTTAAGATGTTTCTTCATACGACCACCTGACATAGCACCACCAGAAGCACCTTCGCCCATCATTTCGCCACCAGATAAAGCACCACCAGACATAGCACCACCAGAAGCACCAAGACCTAAACGACCCATAATTGCTTTTTCAGCAACTTTACCTGCTATTGGTAATAATTGTTGTCCTAATGCTGAACCGATACTCTTTAAAGTATCTAAAAAGCCTGAACCAACTAATCTCTTAACATCACCACGAGTATATGGTTGATATTGTGAAGCACTTAAGACATCTTGCTTTGTTAATAAAGCTGTGAAGACGCTTGAAGCTCCCCGCTCACAAACAAATACACCGCTATTCATAGTAATCATACATACTTCACAAGCATCTAAACTGACATCACTATTATTAACAACTTCTAATTGAACTTGTAATGAAAATGAGCCGATTGAGCCTGAAGCATAATATTCATCTACGAGCTGAATATCTTTACCAAAGTCTAAAACAACTAAAGAACCGCTTGTATAGATACGGTGTGATGCTAAAGTAGCAGGATTAGCAGGATTACGATTTGCTTGACCCCTAAATTCACTCCAGTTTTGGTTTGAGCCGTTTTCACGAGCATAACGGTATAAGTCTTGTTGAGTAGCACTTGATAAAATACCTGAATTGTTGTTCCAATTGACAATACAACGATTAACTTGTAAGAAAGTTTCAGTATCGTCCCATAATTGAGAAGACATAGGCTTACGAACCATAATAATTAACTTATCTGGCACTTGATTAAGCTGTAAGGTTTGAGTAGTAATTGAAGCAGATGCTCCTGAAGCAATTGAGCTTGTAAATTGTGTAATATAACGCGGTAATTCATAATAAGGCACGACATTACGAGGGCTTGTTAATGCTTGTGAAGCGTGCGGTGTTAAGAAGTTGAAAATTAATGTTGGTTCATTAAAAGCAATTAAATTAACAGCATACGAAGCACTGTTATATTGTGATGCTGCGGTAATATCTTTAGCAGTTCTCCAGAAGCGTTTAGTATCACCAATATTCATCACGAAATTTAAATTTTGGATGCCGTAGAAGCCTTGTTTGTGAGCTGGGTCAGCAAATAACCAAGGGCTCATTAATAAAGGTTCTGTGAAAGTTGCCTTAATAACAACTGTTCTTTGTGATGAACCATCACCTAAAGTATTACCAGTAATATCGTCTAATGCTAAAGAACCACGAGGAACTAAATCATTATCACCGACATTGATAAAACTACCTAAAGGATTGTTGATAGCACCAACAGCATCAGCATAACTCTTATAAGTATCAAAAGCAGTAGCAGTTAAACCGTTATATGCTTGTAATTCTCTTTGGTCGTTCATACGAACAATCGCAGGTAAGACATCACGAATATTAATGCTGGTGCTGTTATTATTTATGGTTGCTTGGACTGTTGAAAATAATTGATGAAGCGGGAAGGCACCGAATGCTTCAGTTAAGCCGTAATTGACGAGGTATTCACCTAATTTTGGTGTTCCTACAACTTGAAATTCTAATTGACTTCTTAACATACAACGACGGTCAATAATAACTTGTTCGCTTGGAACTTGAATATTGAAAGTCAATTGGCTTGTTGAGTTTGAGATAGCACGAAATGAGGCAGATGTCATATTTTGTGCCCCCTTATGGACGGCATACTTGATTTCACTTGAGACTGCTAAGCGGTCATCTAAAACGAGGACTTTTTGAATATCAGCGGAAGACATAATTTTAACTCTATACTATAACTTAAGAAATAATTTTCGGTTAAACCTACTTTACAATAAAATATAAGAATACGACATTTTATATTTTATTTATGTTGAATTATTGACTATCTAATTCCATATTGTTAAAGTCCTTGCGTCTAAACAACAACTTAATAGAAGCATTACAATTTGAAGCAAGAAAGAACGGATTGCTATTACCGAACTTATCTACCCAGAATACATTAACTTCTACAGCAGAAACAGGGTTGTTTCCATATAAGTCAATAAAACGATATTCACTTTGAGGTATGTAAGCAATATAAGGTTTGTATAAAACACCACCGTCGTCGGTCTGTTGTTGAAAGTCAGTAATACTTAATGTTATGTTTGCGTTATTACCACTTTGAGTTTGTGATGTATCACTATTATAGACTAAAGGCTTGCCTGTTAATGATGGACTAATAGGTAGAAGACTACTTGTAAATTGTATCTTATCTATTGGCGACCATAATGGTAAAACACTATATTCTTGGAACATTTGTAGTCCATTATATAAAAAGGTTGGCGGACTTGCGTTATTGTTATGTAAATAGTAGTTAGTATTATTAATATTCTTAATAAGGATTTCAAAGTTCTTACCGTTAGTTATACTTGAACTTTCACCGTAGTATCTTGCTTGAAAACTTGAGATTAAGTTAAACATAGGTGAATTACACCATATCTTAACCTTATGTATTCCCGCTGCGTCCCCATATACACTTTCACGAGCAACTAACGACATTCTTTTAGTATTTTGGTCTAACAAAAAGAAAGGAAATGATAGATAGTTAGTAATACCTGCTCCAGTCGCAGTTTGAACTACACTATTTAATGATGTTATACAAGCTTGTAATGCTACATTCATTAAATCTACGAAATGCTGAAAGTTATAACCATAATAATAAGGTGATGATTGACTATCTAATACGGTAGGTGTAGGCGGTGATACAGCAGTTAAGTTTTCAGGCGACCAAGTAATATATTGTTGAAATTCATAATTAACAAAATTGACGGGACTTAAGTATGACATAGTGAAACTGTATATCGTCTTATTTGCGTCCATTTGATTTAATTGTATTTGCGGAACATAAGCAGGTAGAGTATATGATGTTTCTAACTTAAAACGGACGACACTTACGAAATAGTCTTCAGGGTTTAATACGATAGGACTATTACGAATTTCGTTAAAGTTTATCTTTACAGGGGCTTTCGTGCCTGTGCTATCATTATTAACGATATTTAGGTCATAATATATGTGGCTCGGTTCTTGACTTAATGGATTTGCGAATTGGTATGATAAATGA